AGAATCAGCTTATTATCATAGGAGTTCTTTTACAAAAGACCCTTATGAAACTGCTTTTAATGAGGGGAGTAGAGCAGTAGTAGTCAGAATACTAAATCTTATAAAAGGAGGAACAAATAATGTCTGACGAACAAATGACCACCGAATCGCAAGATAACCCAGAAACAACTGACCAAAGCTCAGGTTCTGTTTTAGGGTCTGGTACAGTAGGTGATAATCAAAACTGGAGGGATACTCTACCCGAAGAATTGAAAAATGACCCTACTCTACAAAACATTAATGATGTTGAATCACTAGCAAAAACTGCTGTGCATCAACAAAAAATGATAGGTAATAGAATACCTATGCCTAAAAATGATGAGGAGAAAGCAGAATTGTATAGTAAGTTAGGTCGACCAGATGAACCTAAAAACTATGAAGTAGATGTACCTCAAGATTATCAAGAATATTTTAGGGAAGAATCAATGAATGAGTTTAGAAATGTAGCTCATAAGATTGGTTTAAATAACGAACAAGTAAAAGCTCTTATGGATTTTCAAATTGCTGAAATAAACCATGAAGTAGAAAATAGAGGTTCGCAATTAAATGTGCAACGTGAAGAAGTAGAACAAACTCTTAAACAAGAATGGGGTTTTGATTACGATAAAAATGTACGAGCAGCACAGAGAGCTTTGCAAGTATATGGCGACAACGATGTTCTTGAACTTATGAATACAGAAGCAGGTAACCACCCAGCATTAATTAGAATGTTTGCTAAACTAGGTGGAGAAGTTACAGAAGATATGGCTAAAAACACACAGAATAACAGGTTGGCAGTATCACCTATAGATGCAAAACAAGAAATACAACAAGTTATGAGTGACCCAAACCATCCGTATTTTCATGCTGGGCATAGAGAACATTTAGAAGCTGTTGAAAAAATGCGTCAATTACATGAAAAAGCATTTGGCAATAGTTAATTTTTTATGATATAATTTGCGTACCTAGTTCGCCCTATTAGGATAACGAATCGGTAGCCGATGTGGCTATAAAACATAGGTTTCCCTTTTTGGATAAAGACCGATTTATAAAAATTTTTTAATAGGAGGACTGAATTATGTCAGTACAAATTACAACAGCTTTTGTCGAACAGTATAAAAGCAACGTATTTCATTTGGCTCAACAAAAAGGTTCAAGACTAAGAGATGCCGTTAGAACAGAAACAGTTCAAGGGAAATCACATTTCTTCGAAAGAATCGGTTCAGTTGCAGCACAATTAAGAACGTCACGTCACTCTGATACTCCTCGTATGGATACACCACATTCCAGACGTAAAGTAACAATGGATGATTATGACTGGGCAGACTTAATTGACAACGAAGATAAAGTAAGGATGCTTATTTCTCCACAGTCAGAATATGCACAAGCAGGTGCATGGGCTATGGGAAGAGCAATGGATGATGCTATTATTACAGCAGCTACAGGTTCATCATTAGGTGGAGTAGCTGGTGGAACATCAATTGCATTACCATCAGGAAACAAAGTAGTACATGGTAGTGCAGGGTTAAATCTTGCAAAACTACTATCTGCTAAAGAAATTATTGATGCAAATGATGTAGACCCAGAAGAAGAAAAATTTATTGTATGTTCAGCAGGTCAAATTACAGACTTGTTAAATGTTACACAAGTTACATCTTCTGATTTTGCTACAGTAAAAGCATTAGCACAAGGCGAAATCGATACTTATCTAGGATTCAAATTTATCCGTTCACAAAGACTGGGAACAGATAGTGATGGAAACAGACAGGTATTAGCATTTTGTAAATCAGCAATAGGACTTGCAGTTGGAGCAGATATTTCAACTAAAATTTCTGAAAGAGCTGATAAAAATTACGCAACACAAGTATTTCTATCAATGACAATCGGTGCAACTCGTATCGAAGAAGAAAAATTAGTAGAAATTGCCTGTACGGAATAAAATTTAAAACAAGGAGGACATTAACATGGCCGTAACAACACAAAAAAGCACGGAGTACACAAATAGAACTGCTACTCCTTTAGTAACTGCAAATGCCGTAGCTGATAAAGGTAAACTAAGAACATTACAGTTTACACATAATCAGAGTGGTGTTGGTGATGCAGGTTCAACTGTTACCCTTGGGAAACTCCCTGCAGGTAAAGTTAAACTATTAGGTGGCCTTTCAAGATTCTATTGTAACTGGACAGCAAGTTCACAAACAATGGATATTGGATGGACAGCTTACGAAGATTTAGATGGCACAGCAGTATCTGCTGATGCTGATGGTCTAGTAGATGGTTTAGATGTTGACACAGTAGGTTACTTTACAATGGAAGGAAACACAGCAGCAGGTAAACTGCTCGGTGGGAACTACACATTTGAAAGTAAAGGTGGAGTTGTTATTGTAGCTACAGCAGTTGGTGCTTTAGCAGACGATGACGATTTAGTCGGTGTAATTACTTACATCGTAGACTAATACGACAACAAAGGGGGTAGTTTCGGCTACCCTCTAAAGGATAAAAATGGCAACTGAAGTTTCAATATGTTCAAACGCACTTAGAAAACTAGGGGATGACCCTATTACATCTCTTACTGAAGATACAGAAAGAGCAAGACTTTGTAATGCTTTTTATGAAACAGCAAGAGATTCTTTATTAAGAAGCCACCCTTGGAATTTTGCAATAACTAGAGCAACACTTGCACAATTATCAACAACACCAGCTTATGGTTTTGCATATCAATATGCATTACCTACAGACCCATATTGTTTAAGGGTTCTGGAAATGGAATATCAAGACTACATATTTAAAATAGAAAACTTAGCAACTGTTGGTAGAGTTTTATTATCAGATGAAAGCACAGCTAAAATACTTTATGTAGGTAGAATAACAGATACAGCATTATTTGATTCATTATTTGTAGATACATTAACTGCACATTTAGCATTAAAATTAGCTTACCCAATAACTAATAGTGTAACTTTACAAGCACAAATGCAAAAACTTTATCAATTAAAACTTTCTGAAGCACGAAGTGTAGATGGACAAGAAGGGTTTATCGATGACCTTGTTTCAGATACATTTACGGACTTTAGAAAATAATGGCAACAACAACAGGTTCAACAGTAGTACATCCTTTACAAACTAATTTTACAGCAGGTGAAATTACACCTAAACTTGCTGGACAAGTAGATTTTACAAAATATCAAAATGCTGTAGAAACTTTAGAAAATATGACTGTGTTCCCACAAGGTGGAGCAACAAGAAGAGGTGGAACTAGATTTGTGTGCGAAGTAGCAGATTCGTCAAAAACAACTAGATTAATACCTTTTGAATTTAATGTAACACAATCATATGTTTTAGAGTTTGGACATCAAATTATGAGAGTTTATAAAGATAATGGTCAAATAGTAGAAGCTGATAAAACCATATCAGCTATTACAAAAGCAAATCCAGCAGTAGTAACAGCAAGTTCACATGGATATACCAATGGTAACCATGTATGGATTAATAATGTTGTTGGCATGACAGAGGTAAACGGAAGAAGATATACTGTTGCAAATAAAACAACAAATACATTTGAGTTATCTGGTGTAGATTCTAGTAGTTATACAACATATAGTTCAGGAGGTGTTGCACAAAAAGTTTTTGAAGTAACTACTGTTTATGATGATGACCAAGTTTTTGATTTAAGATTTGCACAATCAGCAGATGTTATGTACATAGTGCATCCAGAACACGAACCTATGAAATTATCAAGAACTGGTCACACGACTTGGACATTTACAGAAGTTGATTTTGGTGCAACTGGTCCTTATTTAGATGCAAATACAACTACAACAACATTAACACCAGCATCGTCTGGAACGGGCACAGGTGTAAATATAACTGCATCAGCAACAACAGGTGTCAATGGTGGAGATGGTTTTCAAACTACAGATGTTGGACGAATTTTAAAATTTAATAGTGGTGAAGCTAAAATTACAGGAAGGACTAGCACAACAATTGTTGTTTGTACTATAACAAAAGCATTTGCAAATACAGATGCAACAGTAGGATGGCAACTTGGTTCGTGGGCTAACTCACAAGGATGGCCACAAACAGTATCGTTTTTTGAACAACGATTAATTTTTGGTGGTTCAACAAATTATCCTCAAACTATATGGGCATCTGAATCTGGTAATTATGAAAGTTTTGATGTAGGGGATGCTAGTGCAGCAGATGCATTTATATATACTATTGCAGCAAATAGAGTTAATTTAATTAGATGGTTAGCACCTATAAGAGATTTATTAATAGGAACAGCAGGTGGTGAATTTAGAGTTGATAGACCTGTTGGTGACCCTTTAACACCTACAAATGTAAACATTAAACAAGAAACTACATACGGAGGTTACCCTGCTCAACCTATGCAAATTGGACCTAGTGTTTTATTTGTTCAAAGACAACAAAGAAGAGTTAGGGAGTTAGGATATAGTTTTCAAAACGATGCATACGTTGCACCAGATTTAACATTACTTGCAGAACATATAACAGAAAGTGGGATTGTAGATGTAGATTGGGCACAAGAACCTAATGAAATATATTGGGCAGTTAGAACTGACGGAACATTATTAGGTATGACTTACCAAAGAGAACAAGATGTTGTTGCTTGGCATAGACATATTATAGGTGGCAAAGCAGCTAATTGTACAATTACAGTTACAGATTATGCAAATATACAATCTGGCACTAAACTTAAATTTACAAGACGAGATGGTACAGAAGTTACATTTACATCTACTACAGGCACAGCAGGTACAAATGAATTCCAAACAGCAAGTAACAATAATACTTCTGCTACTAATTTAAAAAATACAATAAATGGTCACGCAGATTTTACAGCTACAGTAGCTTCTAATGTTGTAACTGTGTCAGAAACAACTCCAGAATCTACTGGTTACTTAACTGTAACAAGTCAAGATGTTGTTAGACTAGCTAAAGTAAACGAAAGTCAAGCAAAAGTTAAAGCAGTTACTTCTATAACAGAAGCAACAGAAAATCAAGTGTGGGTAATTGTAGAAAGAATTATTAATGGTTCAACAGTAAAATACGTTGAATACCTTGACAGTACATTAAATCAAGATTCTGGATTAGCAGGAACAGTTACAGGGTCTAGCACTACAGTTACAAGTCTTGACCATTTAGAAGGAGAAACAGTACAAATACTTATAGATGATGCTGTATATCCAAAACAAAAAGTTACAAACGGAGCAGTAACAGTTAGTTTACCAAGCACGTTTGCAAGTAAAACAATAGAAGTAGGTTTAGGTTTTAAATCAAAACTTAAAACTTTAAACGTAGACGCAGGAGCATCAACAGGTTCTACTGCACAAGGGCGAAAAAAAAGGTATAATGAAGTTATTGTTAGATTTTTAAATACAGTAGGTGCTACTGTTAATGGTGACCAAATACCATTTAGAAGTTCAGCAGATGAAATGGGTGCACCAATACCAGCATTTACT